GTTCCATAAGAACTGTGGGTTTATTCTTACCTGTAACTTCAAAAATCGAATCATCGACCCTCTCCACTCTAGATGCTCAGTGATTGAATTTCGTATTCCAGCATCTGAGAAACCTAAACTCGCTGGAGAATTCTTTACACGAGTACAGGGTATTCTAGATGGAGAGGGGGTTCAGTATCAACCCAAAGCGGTTGCTGGTGTCGTAGAGAAATACTTTCCCGATTGGAGAAGGGTTCTAAACGAACTGCAACGATATTCAATATCTGGTATGATTGACAGTGGTGTACTTGTCAACATATCCGAAACGAATATGAAGGACTTGAATACTTTTCTTAAAGAGAAGGACTTTAAGTCTATCCGTAAGTGGGTTGCTAATAATCTTGATAACGACCCATCTCGTATGTATCGAAAGATATATGATTCGTTGTATGTAGATATCCAACCTCAAACTGTACCTCACCTTGTACTTGCTACAGCAGATTATTCTTACAAGTCAGCATTCGTTGCAGACCAAGAAATTAATATGCTTGCATTTATGATTGAGGTGATGACGCAAGTTCAATTCAAATGAGTGGATATGAACTTAAACATTACCTCAAGTCCATAAACGAAACAAAGGAGCATCTGTTAGACTCAGATGATCCTATGTGGACGAAGAAGTACTCTCCCTATATTATTAATAAGTGTTTAGCACCCTTTAATGATACCATCATGTTAGTTAATGAGATGAACATGCGTCACCACCTTGACGCAAAACTACAATATGACTTTTTACTAAATACTATTAGATCGAAGAAACGATATGCTCCTTGGGTAAAGGCGAGTAAGTTAAAGGATTTAGAGTATGTAAAAGAGTATTTTGGTTATAGTAATGAAAAAGCAAAGGCCGCTCTCAAGATACTTGATAATGAACAAATTAATACTATAAAAAATAGTTTGAATAAAGGTGGAAGAAAATGAATGAAATTGATTGGCAGCCCGAAAGGATGCTCGAAATAAAATTAAAAGAACCAGATGATTTTCTGAAGGTTCGTGAGACATTAAGTCGTATTGGAGTTGCATCTCGTAAAGAGAGAAAACTCTATCAGTCGTGTCATATCCTACATAAACAAGGACGGTATTACATCGTACACTTTAAAGAGTTATTCGCTCTTGATGGTAAGGACACAAATATAAACCAGAACGATATTGAACGTAGAAACTCTATTGCGTCACTTCTAAGTGATTGGGGGTTGATTGAACTCATGGGTGTAGCAGAACCTAAAGCACCACTATCACAAATCAAAGTGATTGCGTTTAAAGAAAAGAACGAGTGGGACTTAGAGACAAAATACAATATCGGTAAAAAGAGAGAAGTTTAAATTGACAGAATCATTCTCACAATTCATTACTGAAGAACCAAAAGAGCAGAAGTATAAACTTCTAATCCTTTCGCATGACGACCCATTAGACCCAAACGAGACAGGGCCTATGATTCGTAAGATTGCTGGAAAGATGGGTATACAGGTATACCTTGCAGAATTCTCTGGTTCATATATGGAAAGTGATGGGGAGAGTGAATTAGTCTATTCTTTTCCTGTAGAAGATACAGGGAGAGCAGAACTTCCTACAATGAAGTCTGATGCTGAGTATGACAAACCATTTAAGATAAATCCAAAAGATACACTTGTAATGGCAAGAGGACTTGGTTCAACAACAAAACTTGGAAACCGTTCATGGTGGGTAACTATTAATAACTTAGAGAATAAAGGTTACACAGTTATCAACTCTACAAAGTGCCACGATATATGTGGTGACAAATGGTTTAACCAAGTTGTCTTTCAAAGAGAAAAATTCAATACACCGAATACAGTTCTTGTTAGACACGCAGAAGGAGCTGCAGATGCAGCAGAGAAACTTGGAAACAAGTTCCCAATGATTTTAAAAACCTCTACTGGTTCTAGGGGTGTTGGTGTCATGTGGATTGAGAGTTTAAAGTCTCTTCACAGTGTTATCCAATTACTATACAGAGAAGATGAATATGTAGATATTCTTCTTCAAGAATATATTAAGACAGATTACGATGTTAGGGTTATCGTTGTCGCTGGACAAATACTAGGTGCGATGAAACGCCCTGTTATCAGTGATGACTTTAGAAGTAATGTATCCCAAGGTTCTGAACCAGAGATACATGAATTGACTGAATTGGAGAAAGAAGAATCAATTCGGGCAGCAAAAGCAGTAGACGGAATGATGGTCGGTGTTGACTTTATTCCATCTAAAAATCGAGATAAAGATAGACCGTATTTGATTGAGGTAAATTCTACGCCTGGACTTATGGGGGTTGAAGCAGTATTCAACACTGCTGCATCAAAACCAATTATTAAAGATCAGAAGAGAAGTATCACAAAAGAAATACTGTCTATGTTTATGGATAGAAACAACTGGTGAAGGAAAAACAATGACACTACTTGAAGCAATTAAGAAACATAACGAAGGTAAGATTGCACTACATAAAGCAAATGTTGGTATCTACCTAAAGAATCCTGCTGGTATTGGGGAACACTCCGATATTGCAGAAGCAGTAGAATGTGAATTGACAAAGATTGCACATTCACAAGATATTATTGATATGATTGAGAAGCACTTTTCAAGTGAGGAACAATTACCACTTTTCTCTTGACATTCTGCCTTAAACCGTATATAATGAAACTCTTTGATAAGGAAATATGTCTTGAAATTTTACACTCACGTTGCCCAATGGGGTAATCAACTTCTTGTTCGTGGATATAAAGATGGTGTTCGTTCTAACTACAAGGTTAAGTACGAACCCACTCTTTACGTTCCTGTAAAGAAGGAAACTGGTTTTACAACTCTGGATGGCAAGAATGTCAATCCTATGAAGTTCCTTACTATTAAGGAAGCAAAAGAGTTTGTAGAACTTTATTCTAGTCAGCCACACCTCGTGTTTGGTATGACACAATTCCCATATACATATATTGCAGAACAATACCCTAAACAGATTCAATTCGATTCTGAGAAGATGCGTATTGTTACTATCGATATTGAAGTTGAGTGTGAGAATGGTTTCCCCCATGCAGAACAAGCTGCAGAACCTATGTTGTCTATCACTATCAAGAATCACGACACTGGACGTATCAAAGTGTGGGGATTACATGAATACAAAAATGATAGAGAAGATGTTCAGTACATTCAATGTGCAACTGAACGTGAACTGCTAGCACAATTTCTTGCATGGTGGGAATCTGACCATCCAGATATTATTACTGGTTGGAATACAGAATTCTTTGATATACCTTATATCTGTAACCGTATCAAATCTCAAATGGGTGAGGACGCAATGAAACGTCTTTCTCCTTGGGGTGTTGTTGATGCTCGCATGGTGGGTTCTGGTTTTGGTAAGAAAGACCAAGTGTACAATATTCTCGGTGTTGAGAACATCGACTATCTACAACTATATCGTAAATTTACTTATACTAATCAAGAATCATATCGTCTTGACCATATTGCATTTGTCGAACTAGGGCAACGCAAAGATGAAAATCCATATGAGACATTTCGTGATTGGTATACTAAAGACTATCAGTCGTTCCTTGACTACAACATCATGGACGTTGAACTGGTAGATAGACTTGATGAGAAGATGAAACTCATCGACTTGATTCTAACTATGACGTATGAGGCAAAGGTAAACGTATCTGATTCCTTTACGTCTGTTAAGTATTGGGATGTACTAATCTACAATCATCTACTAAAAAGTAAGATTATCATTCCACAAAAACTTGGACATAAATCCAAGGGTGAAAAGTATGTGGGTGCTTATGTAAAAGAACCACAAGTAGGACAACACAAATGGGTTATGTCTTTTGACTTGAACTCCCTATATCCTCACTTGATTATGCAATACAATATTTCCCCAGAGACTTTGTTGGCAAAACAACTTAATCTTGGTGATAGTGCAGTTGATGATTTGATTGCACAGAAATTTAAAATCAAAGACATGCTTCCATCAAATGTAACGATGACACCTAATGGTGCATTGTTCAGCAAAGACAAACTAGGTTTCTTGCCTGAGATGATGCAAGAGATGTACAATGACCGTACCATTTACAAGAAGAAGATGCTTACTGCTAAACAGCAATATGAAGATACCAAAGATGCTAAATACTTAAAAGACGTATCTAAGTTTCAGAATATTCAGATGGCTCGTAAGATTTCATTGAACTCTGCTTATGGTGCGATTGGCAATGAGTGGTTTAGGTATTATGATTTGAGGATTGCAGAAGGTATTACTACCTCTGGACAGTTCTCTATTCGTTGGATTGAGAAGTCTATTAACATGTATCTAAACAAACTCCTTAAAACGGACGGAGAAGATTATGTTATTGCATCGGATACAGATTCAGTATATATTACTTTTGACAAGCTTGTTAATACTGTGCTTAAAACAAAAGAGGGAGAATCAGAAGATTCATATCGTGGGAGGGCTGTGGACTTCCTTGATACAGTCGCTAAAGAAAAACTTGAACCTTTTATCGATAAGAGTTATCAAGCGCTTGCTTCATATGTAAACGCATATGACCAAAAGATGCAGATGGCACGAGAGGTTATTGCAGATAAAGGTATCTGGACTGCAAAGAAAAGATACATTCTCAATGCATGGGATATTGAAGGTGTTCGTTACCAAGAACCAAAACTCAAGATTATGGGTATCGAAGCAGTTAAGTCTAGTACTCCTGCTCCTTGTCGTGACAAGATTAAAGAGTGTCTAAAGATTATTATGTCTGGTACAGAAAAGGATGTAAACGACTTTATCCAAGAATTTCGTGAAGAGTTTATGAAGTTGCCTCCAGAAGAGATTGCATTCCCTCGTTCCGTTAATGGACTAAAGAAGTGGAGTAGTAGTTCTGGTATCTTTATGAAGGGTGTTCCTATGCACTGTAAGGGTGCATTGCTTTACAATCACTATACTAAGATGAATAAACTGAATAACAAGTATCCTCTTATACAGGAAGGTGACAAAATCAAGTTCTTAAATATGAGACAACCTAACCGTATGTCATCCAATGTGATTTCATTCATTACTAAGTTGCCTACAGAACTAGACTTACATAAGATGATTGACTATGATTTACAGTATGAGAAGTCTTTTGTTGAACCTTTGACGTTTATTATGAACCAGATTGGTTGGAACATTGACCGTTCTTACGGAACACAAACAACATTGGAAGATTTTTTTGGATAAATGCCTTGACATTTGTTGGCAAAACAAGTATACTAATAGTATAAATTATGAAAGAGGAAGTGAATGAAGTATTTTAGATATAATTTGGATGAGTTGAAACAATCATCTGATAGAAAACTTTTCAATTATATATCGTTTTTTGCAGGCGGCGGTGGTTCATCAGCAGGATATAAACTTGCTGGTGGCAACTGTCAGTTTGTTAACGAATTTCAACAAGTCGCAGTTGACA